ATTAACTTCTTGCTCATTAACAGTTTGGCGACTTGTCTATAAAGTAATATGTCTGTCAGATAGATTATTTTCTCCTGTTTTACGTCTTGGAGCCTACGACGTTAGCGCCTGCAAAGGTACTAAATATTTTTGAGATTTGCAAATGTTTTAGCAACTAATTTTATTAACTGAATACTTTTTTTAGGTAAGATTATTCAAGCATTGTCTGCTGCGTCCGGATTTTGGGCTCTAACATTTTCGCAAACTATTCAAAAGTTCATTCAAACTTACACAAACCTTGGTAAAGAGTTTGTACATCAGTTCGGGCTCAAAACAATCTTTGTCGGGTATATAGACAAACACCTTTTTGCCTTGACCTGCAAACCAACCGGCTTCGGTGTGTGCGGATCTGCCGCATGGTAAGACAAGCACACACGCGTCGCAAGAATTCATGGCCTCGATGTCGTTTAGGAACTGCCTCTCCGCCAATGGATGAGTCAGATTGGCTTGGTACTCCGCAGGAGTCCAATCCATGCAGTTCGGGTCAACATCCGACCAATGGAATCCGGGATCACCGGACGGTGGATTGCGGAAGTCGTACACTTCATGCCCTGCGTCTCGCAAAGCCTGTACCACTTCTGGGTAATATGTATTCCTCCATGAAGAAGCAACGTATATAAACATTATACGTATTCCTCAAGAAGTTCCATAATTCGATTTATAGCCTTTTCTGCATGTTTCACCGTCAAAGGCTTAAAGTATGGTGCTTTGTGGATAGGCTCATCTACCTTTCTCTCCCCCGGCAGCAATGTCATAATATTCAAATCTACATCAAAATATGACATCAATGTGTGGCTGCTATGACTACCATAGATAATTTTTTTATCTATCTCACTATAATCTCCGGTTAATTGACTTTCAAGTTGCAAAAGACCACATTTAAGCTTCGGATATTTAGATTTCAATAAAGTAAAGTCAACCAATATACGTTTAAGCATTGCATTTTCAGTATATGCTTTGCATTCAATTCCAAGCACAAAATTACCAGAAATCATCACATGAACATCAACTTGTGCACGAAAAATAAAATCATTAATATTGCTTTCAATCCACTTTCTAACTTCCGGAGACTTAATTGTCTGAATGTAGCTTCGCTTGAGTGGTATTCTGATAGTCTCATCAGAAAATGAGACCTTGTATCTCGGTCCACCAAGTTCATCCCACGCAATAACTACCAACTCTTTGCATAACTCTTCAAGCAGCTTGCCTTTTGTCGCTCGAATAATTCCGCCGTAGGCTCTATCCTCATCTACTTGAGCAATTAAATCAATGCCCTGAATTTTATTATTGGCAATCTCCAATAACCTCTGCAATTTCTTAACATTACTTGGTTTCATATGTTTAAAAATTTAAGTTTAAGCTATTTAGTTCTTCCTTTAACTGCTCGAATGAATCTACATCATTCAGTTCTCCATTTTCAATTTCATATAGGTCTGCAAATGTTCTGAACGTGCTTCCATCAGACCTAGTACGCATGCTCCCTTTTGGGAAAAAACTTGCCTTTTCCAAAAAGTCCTTCTTTGTTATCCATCCGCAAACTGTCAGCACATTATTAAGTTTGTTCAAGGAACAAAATATATATACATCACAATGTAATTTTAATTGCAAGCCAATGAAATTATTGACATAAAAGGGGCGAACAGGCGTGGTCCGCCCCATAGTCTTTACGTCAATATTAATTCCGGCATAAATAATATCAGTTCCTCCGTCAAACCCTGTTTCCCCATCTACAAGACCAAGACCAAATAGATCCATAATAACTGATTGTCCAATAATTCCAGTTAATTGTCTAGCAGGAGTACCATTGGCTACACGTCGTTGACCAAAATTATATTTTTGAATCTGGTCAACACAATGTTTGGCAATTTCTGGCTTAACTTGTATATCAAACATAATTATTTCTCTGCACTATCTAGTAAATACAAAACATCTTCTCCAATTGCTTTTGCAAGCAAAACAGGTACTGCATTTCCTATTTGCTGATATTGAGAAAGCCCTTTTTCCCAACTCATTTTTGTCCTCATCCCCTCAAATATAAAATCGTCCGGGAAGGACTGAAGACGTGCACCTTCTCTTGCTGTAAAATTTCTGTTCAAATGTGGATGAATAAAATTAGATTGGAACGAAGCAGCAATAGTAGGCGCAGGTTGATCGCCAAATAATCTTTGATTGTTTTGGGAGAATTTTGCTTCAGATTTCTCGGTCGGAGCTCCACGGCGCATAGCACCATGAGTTTCCCAAACATCAAGTAAGTTCTGGCCCGGCTTAATAGCCTTAAATCTTTCTATCAGCCTTGGGGTATGACGCATAGCGACATGGTTAAAAACTTGTTTTGAATTAGCCCTCATCATGGCTTGGAAGTCATTTTGCGGCTCTGTTCTATATTCCATTGGCTCCTCTCCTTGTCCTGCTTCAATCTGCGGCAAGTCCATAATTGCCTCGTCCACCGTGATCATATGGTCAAGTGCATAAGGAGCCGGATGTTTAGGCATAACATCCAAATCTTTCCTGATTCCTATAAGAATAACTCGTTCTCTATGCTGTGGAGCACCGTAATTAGAAGCTCTCAAAACACGATACTGTACATTATAGCCACATACTCCTGCATTAGAAAATGCTTCTACGATAGTCTGAATAACCTTGCCATTTTGCATCGACAAGAGACCTTTAACATTTTCCATTACGAATGCTTTTGGAGAATACCACTCGATAAATTTCACGAAACCATAAAAAAGTTTATTGCGAGGGTCGTCCTGCACTTTATTTCTATTCTTATTAGCGAGACTAAAACCTTGACAAGGAGGACCACCTACAATAATATCAGGAATTTTTCCTTCCAATAATGCATCCACTTCGTCCTTTTCTACATCCGTAATGCTCTTACATAAGAATGGAGTTTCAGGAAAATTCCTTTGAAAAGTCTTAGCAGCGTTCTCATCAATGTCTGAAGCTAAGATAGACCTAACCCCCACCATTTGAAGGCCTTTAGTCAAACCGCCACATCCTGAAAATAAATCAATAGACGTATACTCATGCTTCGGCTGATACCCTTGAGTATTTATATAACCAGCCTCATTTCCAAACTTGTCTTGTTCTTTAGTTCCAACCTCAAACTCTGAAACGTCAAACAAAAAATTACCAGTATCTTTATTCATAAACATAAAATTTTATCATACATAAAAGGCAACGCTATGCAGCGTCCAAAGGCAGACCAATGCCCATCGCTGCATAGCAAATTGTTGCCTGTAATAAAAATTAAAAATCCGCATATAATTGGTCTTTTATGGATTGTGCGGTAGTTCTAATTAGTCGAGGAATATCCAACTATTAGCAATGTCACTTGCGCGATCATTGTCCGGTTCCGGACCATCGTCGCCCTCTCTGATGAGTGTCTCGATGGAATAGATACCGTCGTCTTCAGTTCCCTGCAGATTATCGTCCATTTCTGCACGATACTCCATTTTGTCCCGGTCTAAATAGATATGCAACGTTGCATTCTCATATCCGTCCGGATTGTCAATGTACTCCTGTACAGCGTCGTAGATTTGTTCTTCCAACGCTTGGATGTCTTGAATACTTGCCATAATTTTTGGTCTTTTATGGATTAAAAAATATATAAATCTCCCTCTCTTTAGGGAGCGTATTTTTCTAACACATCTCTCTCCATCACAGCCCAAACAACCTTTCCCTCTTTCACATCGCACACCACTTGCGCGGGCTGCTCGTCGGGTAGCGTGTACCCGTGTATGTACGCTTTGGTGCTGAACTCCTTAATGCTCACCGGCACAAACGTGCCATTACCCTTATCGTGTATAGCCGCTGCCAACTCCCACGGCGTGCCCTCAACCGACACACCGCACACCATGCAACGCTGCCTATTGCAAGCAACAGACAACATACAGATACACAACACTATGCAACACCTCAAACGCACAATTTTTTCGTTTCAATTAAAGGGTCGTTTATTTGAAACTATGCCCCATTTTTCAGCCCCATTTTTTAGCCCTATTATTTATCAATAAGTTACCCTTTTCTGAATTAGCCTACAAAGGTACAAAAAATTTTTCAAATATGCAAATATTAAACGACCCTTTATTTGAAACGAGTGAAAAAAACGCATTTTTGGCGATTTTTTTGCATTTTTTTTGCAACTGACTATCAGTATTTTACGCCGTTTTGTGAAAAGATATTTGCTTTTCTCGTTTTTTTGCCGTAACTTTGCATCGTTTTTCGT